ATATCCCATAATTCAATGTTATCTAACCACCATTCTTCTCCTGCCGAATTGGCTCTGCAATACAAATCAACTGCAACCTGCGTAATGCCGGCAGGTAAATTGAGTGTAATGGTTGATGGTCCGGTAGTGGATGCGCCGCTTGGTGCTTGATACACATCGCCAACGGGTGCTGCTGAATTTGTAAATGTTCCATTTGCTGTATGCGTAATAGTACCCGTTGCAGTGTATGGCCATGTTGCGTTGCTGTTTCCCGTTATTCTCATTTCGTTAACGTAAGATACGCCGCCATTGGTAGATACTTGCACGGAAACATAGTCAGCTACATCAGCTCCACGGGTCGTAGCTGTTGGATTTGAAAATGTATATGAAGCTAATCTAAATTTAAATTGATATTGTTTTGTAGCATCCAATCCGGTGACATTGGGTAATGAATACCAATCTTGTTCTATAGCACTAGTACCAGAGCCAATTCCATACAACACAGCACTTTCAGTTGGAGTAACTGATGCATTAGTAAACCAATTGGCTGTAGCTGCTGGAGTCCACCATAGCCCTGCCCAATTCCATGTTTCCATGTAATCATAACGAATAACTGTTTGTGCATTTGCAAATCCAGTTAAAAATAGAAATACTAGTAATATCTTATTCATGTGCATGTTTTTTGTGTTTGTGTTTGCGGGTGTATGTTTTTTTAGATTGTTCGACTCTCGGAACAAACCGGCCATCGAAGTAACCTTGTTGTCGTTGTGACTCTCTTGAAGCCGCTAAATTAATTTTCAGAGTTTGGTTGTTCATAACGTGACATAGTTTGTTGAAATGCAGTTTCATACAATGCAACTCGATCATGTAGGAATTGATGCTGTAGTTGAGTTACCGTATCTAATACTTCATTATGGATTCCGTACGCGTACGCTTCCATCATTATTTCTTCAATTTGATCTGCCATATCCATATCCTATTATAATAATAAACAATTTAAATTCCAAATTACCATTTTCTACAAGACCAATATCTTGCTTTCCATCTTGGTCCTGGAGTATCACAACGGTGTCTGGCTCTAAATGAACGTCTACGTGCTGGATTGCTTTTACGGATTCTCATATTAGGGTCACCAAAGTTAACCTTTACAACGTTGCCTTTGTCATTCTTAACATAAACTTTAAACTTCTTAACATCACCTTGCATTGGTTTACCTAATTTAACGGTACGTCCTTGATACTTAGCCTCTGAGATTACATCAAATTTACCAGCTTTAATATCTTCTAACATTGCAATTGCACATCCATTGCATATTGACATTTCTTCCATAGATTCCTTTGTTTTATTTCCCCAATTTTTTGCTCCGACATTACGACATTTTGATAAAGCTAATGATCCATATGCAGATGGCCAAACATCGTAACGAGCCTTTACTTTGTGATAACACGCATCTCGTTTTGCTTTTTTCTTTTCTTCTAATGACACTTCCTCAGCCTTCGGAGTTCGTTTACCCATTCCAACACGACGCTTTTGCCGTACGAGAGCATCTTTTTCTTTTTTATCAAATGAACTCCATGTTTTAGGAGTATCCTTAGAAACTTTGCGACTAGGACGACATTTTTTTACGCCTTTGGTTTTGTCATTGCCACAAGGTCTGCCATGTTGGTCAACCCATTTTTCTTTGACCCAACGTCGTAAATCTTCGTTTTTAAAAAATTCATCTAATGTCATTACAACTCCTGACGTATTCCCATTTTAGGAAGATATGTCTTCCAAGTTTTAAGTATGTTTTGTTTTTCCGTTTCCGTAATAGTTCCGTTGCTAACCCACAAGTTCAAATAGTCATTCACTACTTGTGCGAATGGACGTTTGCTTTTTTTGGCTTTGGTGTATAAACCTTGAATCATTGCCGGCGTTTCTTTTGGCAATGTAAAGTATCGCGATGGTGGCAATTGGCCTGATTGAATCTTTTTACGTAGTGCTTGATCTGATGGAATGTATTTGCTATCAATTGTATTCCATCCGGATTGCGTTGTGTGTTCTATTTCATGACGCAAAGTGTCACGCAGATCCATTGCAACCGTGCTTAGTATTTTAGGATAATCTGCCGGATCCATTTCCAATCGTATTTCTATCAAAGGCATATCATCCGAAGTTCGTTTGGTTTCGTTGTATGCATCTCCACCGACACGATAATCATCAAATCCTTGTATCCATTGTATTTTGAATTGCAAATAGAATTCTAATGGTATTGTAGCGTTTTCTACTTCTTCAAAATAAACGTGAGGAAATGCTGTATCGTCATCTATGCTAGGTACAGATTCACCTCGTTTAAAATATATCTTTTGTCCGGAAAACTCTCCATTGCGTTGATTAACGGCACTGTAACTGTCTTTTACGATTCTTAGTAATCGGTTAGATAAATCCGACACTATGCTATCGTAACGTCCTTCAATTATAAGAGTTTTCATTGATATCATATTAATAAATATCAACCCAACATATTATAATTCCAAAACAATTCTTTGTCTCGTTTAAATGGATTTGCTACTTGTTGATAGTAACAATTCAAGCAAAGCATTTGCAAATTTTCTACGCGATGATTAGTATCATCTCCATCTATATGATCCAATAACAAAGGAACTGTATCATCAGTTACTCGGCGTTCTGCATATCCGCAACAAGCACACGCTTCCGGAAAAATGTTTAATGCTAATAATCGATTACGCAGTTTCCATGTAGGATAGTTTGGATATTTTCCTTGAAGTATTTGGTCTATAGAATAAGGGCCTGACGATGCTTTGCATACATCCTTTGTTATTCCAACACCGGCTTGATTGGTATGCAAATCATACAGCGTACGTCCCGTTTCCGAATCAACGTACATCTTAGCATATTTCTTGTAGGTAGTAAATGATATCTTTAAAAACCTAGCCGCTTCTGCATTTGATTTAGTATTAGCCATAGCATAACGAATATCAGATTCCGGTAAATCAAAAGCAGATCGACCTCGTCCATAAACGTATTTATACTGTTGGCTCATTAATATACTCCGTGTTTTCTCAACATTAATACCGCATCTTTAGGAGTTGTTTTAGTCTCCCACATCGTTTTCATTTCGGTTTTTAACTTGCTTGTAAAGTCTAAAAAGGTTGCATGATATACTCCGCTTCGTTGTTTTACTTCAGCATACCACGTAGAATAGGCTGAATACATTTCATCAAAACGATCTGCATCGGTTCTGTTTTCCCAATATTCAAGTTGGTCTTTCAAAGGCCACAATTCCATTGCAATGTTAGGATCTTTTCTTCGTCCCGGTAACATTTGTTCATGTGCCTTTTTAGCAGCATTTTTTGAAATAAATTTATCCATCGCGTTGATGGATCTATCTTTGGCTGACTCGCCAGAATATGCTGATTTTTTTCCCATTATTTTTTTATTTTTTCTGTTAATATAACCAATCGTTTCCAAGCATCTTCGGCCCGGTAAATGTATTTTTTAAAACGCAAGACATCTTGCTGTTGTCTTGCACCTTCAGCACGTTTCATGTTTCTGTGGTACGTTGCATGAAGCATTCCGATTCTAATCTTACGAAACCAATTCATCGTTTTTTGTTTTTAAATTTTGTAACTGATATCGTTAAGCCATTTCGTTGCAGCATATCACCGACATCTTCACAAGTATACCAATCATCTACAAATATAGAACATTGATTGTTGTTGTGAGTGATTGTAGCACATTGAACTGCCTGATAATAATTATGGCCGCAAACTTCAACTAAACAATCGATTACATGATCAAATGTATTACGATCATCGTCATGCAATATTATTTGCCATTGACCTCGTTTAGATGTTGATTGTTTTTTGGACATCCCGGATAATTGCGCATTGTTCATAAAACTCATTTTGTTCAGCATATTTCAAACATTGATCTAGAAAACGCAATTTGCGAGACATGTCCCAATGTTCGGGCCATTCCCAAGAATTGGTTTTCATGTGATTGATAGATGATATCAATAGCTTGTTAATAAAATTTTCTGTTTCCATAACTTATAATAAGTATTTTATGAAACGAATCCAAATTTACTAGTTGCCGCAAATTGACGTGCATTCCATTCCATTCTGCCACGAACGTTAGCACCAGCTTCGCGATACTCTTCATTATCTAAATATTCAGCTGCAGCTTCTTTCCATTTCCCATCGCGCATCAATTTCAATGTTTTCGGCATTTTTTCGTTAGACATCTCGCCTCGATAACATGAATTAATCAATGCTTGTTTTGTTGCTGTTGGAAGTTTTGCAAATTTTGGAATTAACTTCATTGCTTTGTTTTGTGCTGTTAATAGATCCGAATCAAACAATCTCAATGCTTCACTGTCAGTTAATCCGTTTTTAAATTTACCGGTGAGTACATCTTGTTCTGTTAATTTGTGTCCATATGCAATAGTAGGAGTTCCACCTTCGGGACTTTTATGTGGATACCATTTTTCTTTTTTTGGATTCCATCCTCCCGGTTTATATGATTTGCTATTTTCCCAACTTTTAATTAAATTTTTAAAACTTTGAGTCATGGGATTACCGGATGGAGCGGGTGTAGTAGTTGCGGCAGCTGTAGTACTAGCTTTCTTTTTGTTGGCTAGAATTTTTCTATAGGAAGTATCAATTGATTGTTTGTGATACATGTTACCAGTTGATATAAAAGATGAAACATATCCATATGGATCTCGGCTTAATGACTTTTTTACTGCATCATAAATATTAGATTTAGTCATTGCAATAAATGCAGCCTCTGCTACAGCTTCGTCATCGTTGAATATGCCTCTGGAACGTCTAAGCAATTGCGCAATATCCCGTGCACTTTTACTTGATTCGATTTTAGAATAATTCCAATCTCCATCTTCTCTTATGTACCAATCGACATCTTCATTCAACAACGACTTTAACCGTATCATACCGTTCCTACTTAGACTGTTCTCGTATAATCAATTCGCCTAAAACTTCTAAACGTCCTACTTCTCGTTGAAATTCAATTGCAGTCATATCCAATGAAATCTTTTTAAGTGTTTCATCAAATTCTTTTTTTGCAGAATCAATATCAAATTTACCGGCGGTAGCTCGTTTATAGTATGGAGCTTTTACTTTAAAGTGATGCCATGTTAATAATGCTAACCCGCCTTTTTCTTCAGCAGTCGCAGCTATCTTGGCAGCACCCTTTCCTCGAGTCTCTGCAAATTCCTCAAACTTATTGTTAGTTTGTTTGGATTCGAATAGTAAATTTATTAGTTTCATATTAATATATATTACTTAGTAGATTTATCTTTGTTAAACTCAGTCATATATGAATAATCCGTTTCATATCCAGCTTTACCTTCAACCGAATAAACTGTCATATCAATTTGATAACCTGGATTTTTTTCTATTCTATTATATGTCCATGCATTATCCATCCATATAATACGATTGTTAGGATAAATAAAATAATTACCATTATCCATTTTGAATACATGTCCACACTTATGTTCTGGTGTTTCTGAAAAATTAGTATCCAGTACATTTCGATTTTCATGTGACCAATCCAATGTAAACATGTATACTCCTTGTCGTTTAACTCCTGTTATAGAAATTAAATCAGCCCGTAATCCTGCCATTCTTTCTCGAACTTGT